CATGAGCATGGCGATGTTGTCGAATATGCCTTCTACAATCCAGATTTCTTTCACCGTTTCGGCGGTTAAATCTAGCGTGGGCGCTTGCCACCAGTAGCCTTTGTAACTGCCTTTGAAGTTGGCTTTCATGCTGCCAAAGCGTTGAGGCTTATCTATCAGGCGTTCCCAGAATGCGCCGTTAGGTAGCTGAAAACGCACCGTAGCTGTGCCGATTTTCTTTTCAGCGTTGTAATAGCTCTCTTGTGTGTACCAGCCTTTGATTTTTGCGAGGTCAAAGCCACGGCCTTCGCGCATGTAGGCATCGGCTGAGGCGTTAGGGTCTGTCGGTGTAGGTTTGTAGCGCTCTGACCAGTTGTTGAACAGGTCAGGGTAGAGGTCTTTAATGTGAAACTCAGCACCGCACTTGTTCAAGCGACCGCAGCGCAATACCCAAGGTGCTTCAGCAAACGTGTATAGCTCTTTCTTTTTACAGGCAGGGCATTCGCCTTGCTGTAAATGCTCACCATGCTTCTTGAACGCAAAGTCGCGGTCAAGGTATCTGGTAATGTCGCTGTGTAGGCTTGGGTTCATCTGGTAGTCACAAAATTTTGGGTAAAAAAATCCTTATCGCCTTTAAAAAGGCGTTTTCAGGTGTGCTGTTGGGGTTTTGTTTAGCTTTTGCTGGCGATACTTCTGCCAGTTAGCTAAATGCGCGGGTTACCCGCTTGGTGATGTTTCTTGCATAGGCTCAGTCTTTGACGATTGCGGAATAAAGACCGCGGGGTTTGGGGTTCTGCTTGGTACGATGGTGCGTACAGCTGATAGCAGTGATGCCCACGTGTGGCCGCATTCAATATTGCTGCATTGGTAGTAGATTTCACGCGTGATAGCTGTGATTTTTTTGCTCGTGCTGACACGCGCTTTGCTGGCGCAGTGTGGACATGATGCGCTGTTACTTCTTCCCATTTGATCTCTCCAGTAGCATGTTTTCAATCACGGCTTTAGCTTTGTTCAACGTTGCAATTGCATTGATACTGGTCTCCAACGCGTCTTCTAACTCTCCGGGGTCAATGCCATCTACTAACTGCGCGTAGGCGTTATTGACTTGTGAGGTCTCATGCAGGATGTGGCGTAGCATTTCTAGCGGTTCAATATGCTCTACATGGCAGATGGGTTTGGCGCTTAGCTCAAGCCCCATCAGCAAGGTGTTTACGGTTTTAAGGCGCAATGGCATAGGCATTGCTTTTAGGATGGATCTAATGAAGTTTGCCGGCAACAGGTTGTTGTCTTTGGTGAGTTCATCCAGCCAGCGGAATATTTTGTTTGCGTTGCTGTGTTGGCGGCGATATTCATCACCGCTGCCTTGCATTTCAAAATTGATGCCAGTGACCAAATGTGAAGAATTGTTCACATGTGAGTCCACGATCTGGTCAGCCACCGTTTCACGGCTCCAGTCGTTTTGGCGCTTCCATTGGTTGACGGCATTCACGATGATGGATATCCAAGTGCCTTGGTTTTCATCGCCGGGGTGAGAATTAGCTCTCATGATTTTATTGTTCGACATGGTTATGATTGCCCTGCCGGTTTGGAATAAAAAGAAGCGGTGCCGGATATGCAGCCAGCACCGCTAGAAGACACAGCCAGCGTGGCAGCCGGTGTGTTGGAGGAATCGATAATTAAAGGGAGACCGGCGAGATATGCTTCACGTGCAAATGCAGCATTTGATTTACCAAATCTCTTGGAAAGTAGATCAGCTTGACGCCTCTCTTCAGGCATTAAGCGAAGTGCAATTGGTCTTTTGTAATCAAGACCATATATATTATTTTTACGCTTTGTGCTCATTGAGTATAATCTACAGTTAGTTACTAAGTTGAGTTAATTATGAGACCTATTTATCACTATGTCAACACTTGATGTGACATTTTTATCACGTCTGAAAGATGAGCGCTTAAGATTAAAGCTAACTCAACAACAGGCGGCTGACATTTGTGACATAAGCCGTGAGGTTTGGGTCAGGTATGAGAATGGAAAAAACATACCAGGCGGTGAGGTGTTACAAAAGTTCACTTTAGCTGGGGCTGATATTGCTTATATTTGCTCTGGCTCACGTTTGCCGTTTGGCACTAAAGAACCAAGTTCTTTGTACGCTCGAGGTGATGTGGACGTTTTACTCGATGCTTATGCTCACACGGATGATGTGGGGCGTGCTGCGTTAATGGCCGTGGTTGCACTTATTAAACAATCTAAATAATCGTGTATTTGGTATAACAAAAACGATAACAAATGGCGCGAATACTAATATTTCTATTTCTATTTTTGTTAGCTGGACTGACGCAAGCTAACAGCAGACAGCCTTGTGACAGAGGTGCTGGTGGCATTTCACATTGCGATGGCATAAAATTTATTTGCAATGATGGTAGAGTGAGTAAGTCTAAAAAAATCTGCACTGGGTACGACAAAAAAAGTGACAAACAGCGTAATCGCTTAAAACCAGAGGCAGAGACTCAGCATAATGCTGCTGAAATTGCGCGTTAATTTAATTGAGGGGGAGTTATGCAGGACGTGTTCGGGATTTTATCTATTATTAGTGTCTTGGTTTTTATCATCGGGATGGTTAATCCCAAGCTATTCACAGATAAAAAAACAGGGAAAGTGGCAGATCGTAAAACTTTAGCAATAGGCTCTATTGCTTTGTTTGTGATTTCTGTTGCTTTTTATGCTTACTTTGATGAGTCGTTATTGCCCCCTAACAAAATATCAGTTAACAAAGAAGAGTATGGAGAGCGCTGGCCACTAGTTGCCGACAAGGCTACTTTGCATTGTGAATTACCAGATATTGCCTACATTGAGATTGGTGGACTAGCTTACGCGTTGAATGGTGGCGCTTTACGCGCAGGCTTTACTAGAGGGGATGGAATCCGCAGTAATAGTGAGAATGTGTCAATGGCTGATTTTATAGAGCGTGCAATGAAAATATGCTTGGATAAAAGAAAAGAGCTGTAAGTACTGTTTAAATCATGAATCGATTAATTGGCCTGTTTTTTTTATTGGTATCGCTCCCATGTTTTGCTGAGGTATTGTCTGGCAAGATTATTAGGGTGACTGATGGCGATACGGTGGTGATTTTAACTGATGGTCACCAGCAAATTAAGATCAGGCTGAATGCCATTGATGCGCCCGAGAAAAAGCAGGCGTTTGGTAATAAATCTAAAGAATCATTGGCTAACCTATGCGCGGGAAAAGATGCGACCGTTAATGTCGGTGGCGTTGATAAGTATGGCCGCACGATTGGTGAGTTATTTTGCCAAGGGAAAAGTGCGAATGTACATCAGGTTGAAAACGGCTTTGCTTGGGTTTATAGAAAATATAGTAACGATGCGAATTTAATTGCTTTAGAGGCTGAGGCTAAGTTAAATGGGCGGGGGTTGTGGTTTGACCCTGATCCTGTTGCCCCTTGGGATTTTAGACATGGGGTAAAGCCAGCGACATTTGAGCAGACGCAGGTTAGGGTGAGGGCTTCTACAAAAAGTGGTGATGCGTTTAGTTGTGAGGGTAAAAGCTATTGCCGAGAAATGGTGAGTTGCGAAGAGGCTAGATTTTATTTAACCCAATGTGGGGTTTATAAGTTGGATAGAGATCATGATGGGGTTGCTTGTGAGGCGCTTTGTGGTGGGTGATTCGGTAATATTTTAAAAATGCTTTTAGCACAACAGGATTATTGAATGAAGCGCGACTGGGATTTGATACGTAAGCAACTTACTGACGTTGAGGAGGAGAATGATCTATTCTCTGAACTTCCTGACGAGCCAAAGTGGACCGATCAAGCAGAAGAGGTTTTTGTAAATCAGCTAAATGAATACCAAGCTATTGAGAGCCGTATTTTTGGTCACTTTGAGTTGCTGGTTGATAATGGTTATATAGATGGATTGCAAATTATAAGATCAGCAGATGGATTATTCCATTATGGTCTTCATTGCCCCAGACTTACGATGAGTGGTCACGATCTACTTGACACGATGAGGTCCAATACAATCTGGGAAAAAATAAAGAATACAGCAAAAATAAAAGGCATTGAATTAACCTTTGATGCAATTAAGGCATTAGGGGCGCTCGCACTGAAGAGTTCATTGGAGTGAACGCGAAGCTCAATCAATCAAGCCTCCGCTGAGCAAGTTATGTCACTCGTTGGTTTAACACTTTATAGTAAACCTTCTGCAGAATACGCCGTCTTACTAGCTAGTAAATAGCTTTACGATGTACAGCGTTAGTAAATACCTGTATTTAAACTAGCTTTATAGTGTGTAATACAGTGTTACTTAGTAACTAAGTGTTTACTAAAGTAAATAAAAGCTTTATTATTCAACCGCTGTTGACTGATCTGTCAACACAATTTTATTCGAAACAAACACGTTAGTTTAAATGTCTATATTGATGGCATATTGGAGATACACATGAACTTCGCGGAAATAGCTAAAGAAATTTCTAGTGAATTTAAATTCGATGAACACGCTTGGGAAGCGGTTGCAGAACACGCAGCACCTGCTGATACAACGGTTGGTACATGCAGCAATCATCTCGATGAGAAGTTTATGGCGGATCTTAATTCTTACGCATACCTAACACCTGAATTTATCATCGCTTAATATTAACGAATTTTTAAATAAGCCTGCTCTTGCGGGCTTTTTTTTGTGAGAAAAAATGGCTCATCCTTACATAACAGTCAATGGTAAAACATGGGTTGAAATATTACATCACCTTCAGACAGCCCTTGCTGCCGTGAGTCTTCAATCAGGCAGTTCAACAGATGATACAAGAGCTATTGTTGAGAGCTATCATAAGACAATAGAAAGTAAAAAGGATGTTTTATTTGAACTTGCAGCAGTAGGGATAGTTGAGTACTGCAACTTCTATAAAGTTACACCTGATAAAGGTGTACATGATGAATTTAAAGGAATCTATTTTACAGGCATCGCTGTGTCTAAATACCTAGTGCAATTAGGTCTCGTGGATATCAACAAGCTCCATTTAAAAGCGATGTTGGCATTACTAGATTTTAGGTTGAGCAGTAGAGGTGCGCGTAGGGTAGAGTTAAGTGATCGGGTAAGGTCAGTTATTAATAATAATGCGCTAGATGAGCATTTGGGTAAATATGGTTGGTATTTAATTTACAAATGCTTGTTTAATGCCGCATCACATGGAATCAAACAATAATAATTATGGGGATTCGTAATTATTAACCCGCTTCGGCGGGTTTTTTGTTGCTTAAATATTTCACGATTAGCATATCACTAGTACTGGCAAACACTTAACTGCTATATCCCCATGCGCCCCACAGTGTTATCCACAGAATTTGTGGAGTTTTACTTTGACCATATTCTTGACGTCAAGAATATGGTTTAGTCGCTTGGCTCTTCTACTTTCAGTTCCATTTCTAGCCGCGTGAGTAAACCTGCGCCATCACTGATGGTGTGGGTTGCTCGTTCTACAATCCATTGTGTGCTGTCTATTGCTGGTTTCCAGCCGCTTACTTTGATTGGCGCTTCAGGGGATATTTCTGGGCGGCCTAGGGCTAGGGTTAGGCCGAATAATGCGGTGCCGCGTTTGAGGCGTGTGTATTCTGCTCTGGCTGCACGTACTGCGTTGGCTTTGTTGGCATAGATGTGGCGCAGGGTTTTGATGTTGTCTGCGCTGGCTGAGACGGTTGCATTTTGTTCGTTGATATCCGTGGCGATTGCATCGGGCGTTTTTGATACGTTTACATTTTGTGCGGTGATGATAGCTTGTAATGTTTTGCCAGTATTTACATCACGGTATTTTGCGATGACTGTGCCGTATTGTGTTGTGCCTGCTGCTAGGTCTCTGTATTTGTTTCTGGCGGCTCGTTCTGCGCTTGCTTTGCTTTTATATAGCTTAGTTAGGGTATAAGTGCGGCCTTGTGCGGTGATGGTGGTGATTGGGGCTGTCGATAGGGCTTCGCCAGTGATATTGCCATCATCCACAATGACTTCGCCTTTAATGGCTTGCTGCATGTCTTGATATAGGGCTTTAACCCCAGTAAACGTATCTCGATCAGCAATGCTGAATTGGTGTTGATCACCGCTGGCTCTGGTAATGGTGTGTGTTGGTAATGCTTTACCGCTGACGCTGATGCCTAGCCCTGTTTTCATAAACAGTAAGGTACCGCTTTTAACGGTGAAAATGGCATCAAACATTTTTGCAAGCCGTGAGAGCAGGTTGATATTGGACTCGTTTGTTTGATCAATGTGCTGTATGTGCTGCGTGGCCAGAGATGTAGGGATGCTGTGCAGTAAATTGGTTTCTTTAGCTATGGTTTTAACGATGTCGCCCAGCGTTGTTTCATGCCATGAGCGTTCTTTTTGTGTGCTGATGCCTGCACGTAGGTCAGCACTGCGTGCGCGGATGGTGAGTTTGTCTGGTGTGCCGCTGTGCTGCACATCATCTACGATAAACGAGCCTTTTGAGATGAGCTCTTGGCCTTGCCAGCCGATGGCTACTGATAGCTTGATGCCACGATGTGGGATGTCTAACATGCCGTCATGATCGAGCAATACGATATCTAGCTGATCTGCTTCAGGGCCGCGATTTTCTGTGATGGTTAATGACTCAAGGCGATCTGCAAAGGTGAGTGATATGTCACGCTTTTCAAGCTCTATTTTGAATGCGGCTGCGGGTTGTTTATTTTCAGCCATGTTAGTTAATGAAATTTAAAACGGTTGATGATAATGCGCCAATTTGATCTAGCTCATCATCACCAGCTCGCACCAGGTGAAGTGTGAATTCAATTCGCCTTGCTTTGCCATCTGCAAAGAATAGCTCTTTAGTGATACTGAGGTTCTCTATGGAGAAAAATCCGTACACGCGGCCAGTGCCTTCTACTAGAGGCCATTGTTCGCCTGTGTTGCCCATGTGTTTGATGAGTTCTAGTGCGCCATCGCCGCCTGTTAGCTCTGGCAGTAGCACGCCTGACAGGCTTATTTTTTCATCATCTTGCCCTGCAAATTGACGCGCTGGGCGCAAGCCGACCCTGCCTGATGATGGGTGGCGCCACGCTATATCATGGGTAAATTTTTGATAGGGCAGTGTATCTATACCAAACACAAACAAACCAAGTGACATCATCATGCTGTTATTCCCGATCTCTTAATAATGAGCGATTGCGTGCAGATGCGGCGTTGTTGTTTTTTGAAACTTCGTCAGCCACGGCTTTCGCCAGTTGCTTTTCGTTCATGCCAGGGGCTGGGTGGATGTTGAAATTTTGTTGGCTATTATCAATCCAGCTACCAGACGCACCGCTTGGTTTTAACGGTTTGCTTGGCTTGATTAGCAAGTCGTTATTAAATTGTGTGCTGCTGTTGTTGGCGCCCGCGGTTGCCAGCGTGTTGGCGCCAGAGTTATTGAAAAAGTCTTTAACCTCTGCCAGCGCCTTTTTAATCGGGGCAATAAATGCATTAAAGCGTTTGGTGATGCCATCCCATAGATTTGAAAACCATGCTTTAATCGGATCCCAATATTTATAGATCAGGAATGCAGCCGTGGCGATTGCCGTAACCGCCAGCCCGATAGGATTCATGAGCAGCATACGGCCAATAAACATAATGGCGATGCCGACACCGCGTAGAATTGGGATTAGTAGCCCGCCTTTGATGCCAATGGCGCTGAGTACAAAGCGCATGGCGATAAATGGCCCCATGATGCCTGCGATGGTTAACAATAGGCCGCCAACGCCAATGCTTAAGATTGCGATGGCCGCAACTGCTTTTAAGATATATCCAGTGAGTACAGGGTGTTCTTTTACCCAACCGCGCACACCGACAGCAACATCTTTAATAATATTTAGAATATCAACCAAGGCTGGTTTTAATTGCTGGCCAAGTTCTGTACTGGTGTTTGAGATAGCAGCGGTCGCCATGACATACTGCGCCTCTAGTGATTTAATTTGTGCGCTGGACTCTCTGGCCATTGAGCCTGCAGCTTGCGCATCTTTTGTGAGTTTTAATTGTCTGCGATATTCTTCAAGGCTTTGCGCTAGTTTTGATGCGTCGTCACCGTATTCAACCCCAAAGAGGCGCGTTGCTGCTTCAAGCTGATTGTCCTTTGGTAAGGCTTTAATGCGGTCAAGTACATCCAGAATTGTGCCAGTGGCATCGCTATTCATGGCTTTTTGTAGTTTAGTCGCTTCCAGCCCAAGCATTTTAAGGCCGCCAGCATAGCGCTTGGCAGATGCTAGAATAGGCGCGTTTGCTAGACGACCAATCATGGCGTTTGCGGCTGAAGCTGCGGCTTCTTCACTTGAGCCGGTTGATAAAAATGTACTGCCAAGCGCGGCTGCGTCTTTATAGCTCATGCCTACCATAGTGGCGGTACCGGCAATGCGCTTCATGACGTTGATGATGTCGCCAGCTTTTGACTGTGCGTTGTCGTCAAGATAGTTAACGGCATCGCCAAATTCGCTCATGCTTTTGATCGGTATTTTGTACAGGTTTGCGATCATGCCCATGTCTTCAGCTACTTGGTCGGTTGGTAGATCAAACGCCGCAGCCATGACGGCGGCTTGCTCAGTAAATATGAGCAGGTTTTCTTTACCTTGGATGCCCATGCGCGCCGCGCCTTCTACCAGATTGGCTATTTCTATTGCGGTTAATGGCAAGCGCTGCGACATATCTTTAATGGCGTCTGACATTTCATGATAGCTTTCAGTGTAGTTGCCATTGCTATCACGCGCGCCTTCCATTTGCTTGGCAACGCCTAGCATGGCTGTTTCAAACACGGCGTAGTCTTTTACGACTTTAAGTACTGGCAAGCCCATGGCAACGCCTGCGCCCATGGTGGAGGCACCTGTGCCTACAATTGCATTGCGGCGATTTAAGCCTTCATCTCTGGCGCGTTTGGCGGCGTTCATGCGGGAGGCGATTTCACTTTGCTTTTTAAGTGCCTCGGTCTGCTTTGCGACTTGCGTTGTTGCGTTGGCAAGGTTGGTTTTAAGCGTGCGCTGATGGTCTGATAAGGTTTTGGTATCCATGCCAGCACCATGCAGCTGAGCGCGTAGTTGCTGTTGTTTTAAAATAAGGTCTGCGTGTTGTTTTTTTAACCCGCCAGCTTCTTTAACGGCTTTGTTAAAGGCTTTGTTCATGGTGGCGGTTGGTTTATCTACTGCGGCCATTTCCAGCTTGAGTTGTTTAATTTTATCAGTAGCGCCTATGATGCTATTTTTTGCGATCGCGATGTCTTTGTCCAGCTTGCGGAAGCCGTCTAGGTTTTTTTGTTGGTCGTTTAGTCCACGTAAGTTGTCACGTGCGGCCTTGAGTGCTTTGGCGGTTTCTGTACTGCCTTTGGTGATTTGTTTGAGCGGGCCGGTGGCTTTGTTAATGGCTGATAGCAATACTTCAAGTTTTAGATTTTGGCTCATTACTCGGCTCCGCTTCTTTCTTTTGCTAACTCACGCCACTCGATCAGTTCGGTGAGATACATTTTGTCTAACTCAGATAATGGCCAGTGAAACACACTGGCGATATCTGCCATCAGGCTTTCTACTCGGTTTGGTAAACCGTTGGTTTCATTGCCTTGGGTAACAAAAAACCACTCACCGCAGCGCCTAGTTGAAACAGGTCAGCAGGGTCTAGGTTTTGCACTTCATGCGTTGTGAGTGTGGGGTCGCTGATACGTGGGATGACTTTTTCAAGTGCGGTTACGTCCATCTGCAACAGATCTGCCAGATTGGTACCGCGCAATTCACCTGACGCCGGTTTGCGCAGGCTGACTTGTTTAATCTCAGTTTCACCACGTTTTATCGGGGTGTCTAAATCAATCATTGGGTTAAGATTTGATACGTTATTCATAGTGTTAGTCTCCAGTTTAAGATTTGATGCTACAAAATAAGCGCCTTACTTTCGGCAGGCGCTTTTAATGGGGCGATTTTTAACACTTGAGCCGAGTCGGTGTTAATTTTCCCTTTCTCTCGGGGTGTGTTAGTTAATACCCATTGCTTGGCGTTGTTTAGCAAGCATATCTACGCCATTGACGCGTTCGATGAAGTTGACGACATCAATCTCAATCATTTCGGTGCCGTCGATGGTGAGCTTGTAGTAAGTTAGGGGTATTTTTACTTTCATATCAGCGTTTTCAGCGACTTTTGCATTGCCCATATCAATCTCTTCATAACGGCCACGCATCACGACTTCTACCGCTGAGACTGATGATGTTGCGTCTTCTTGATATGCGCCTGCGAAGCGGAGTAGCACACCATCCACTTTGGTATTGGCGTATTGTTCGAACACTTGTTTTACTAAACCGCCGAGGCTTAGTTCAGCTTCTAGGTCACCTTGGCCTAGATCTACTTTTGCACTGCCGTTCATGCCGCCTGCACGGTAGCCTTCCATGACTCTAGTGAGTTTTGGGAGAACTACTTCTGGGACTAAACCTATCCAGCTGACCGCATCTGCAAAGAGATTAAAGTTTTTAAGTTTTCTTGGCATTGCCATGATGTTTTCCTTATTTTGTTAAGTGTCGTATCGCGTTATTTAGGCTTGTGCGATCAGCGTTGCAAAGTCAGCCAGGTAACGATTTGTGATGCGTTGACGGAACATGAGGTTTTCTAATGGCGGTACGGGTGTGTAGTCGTAATCGATGTACAGCTTGCCAGACTCTAATACCTCGGCTGTGTTTGGCTCTGGGTCAAACCAGCATTTACCATCAATGATGTAGCCTAGCGCTTTTAGCTCACGGAATTTGGCGTTGATGCCTTCGATGATGTCGCGCGCAAGGCTTGGGTTTAATGGTGCATCGACTGCCCACATGTGTGCCTCTGCTACTGTGTCGGCTAACACTTGTGCAGTACGTGTGTAGTTTTCGAATGCGAATTTAGGGTCTATAGAGCAGGTGCGTGACCCCCAGAAGCGGTAGCCGTTGTGGTTGATTAGGGTGGTTACTTCTTGTGCGTTTAGATAACCTGCATCGGTTGCTGGGTCTTGTAGATCCCAGAATATATCTTTGCTTAAGCCGATAACGCCATTGACTGGAATGTTTGAGATGGTTTTATGCCAGCCGATTTCATTATCAAGCTTAGCGCGTAGGCCTAGTGCGCGCGCAACTGGTGGGCCATTCTCTGCGGCACCTGCGCCCCAGATTAAGAACTCTGGCCAGATGACCATGACTTCACGTGCGCCGAAGTTGTCGCGGTAGGCGGCGGCGTCTTCTTTTGTTGCGCAGTCATCGGCATGTACATAAGCAAACGCACGAAGCTTTTGAGCGATGCCAATGAGTTCTGTTGCGACTGGTAGTGTGTCTAACTGGGGGACGCCTAAAATGCGCGGGGTGACACCTAACTGTGCTTTAGCTGCTAGCAATGCTTTCATGCCTGTATATTGACCATCTGGCGTTGTGGTGCCGATAATCTTTGTGTTTTGGTCAGCTGCGATTGCTGCGGCGTCTGCGCCTTCACCTTCCGCAACACGCACAATGACGCAAATGGTATTTGTTTGGTCTGCAATTGCATCTAGTGATTTGGCTAATGTGCCTGCAATACCCGCTTTGCCGATTGCGGCTTGAACGTTTGTGATTAGTACGGGTTTGTTTAGTGGATACGTTGCAACATCTGCATCATCTGCGGTACACACCATGCCGATGATAGATGTATCAATCACGCGAATGGGGCGTGTGCCTTCAGTAATTTCGGTGACTCTGACACCGTGATGATAATCGACACCTGCCATTTGTATTCTCCAAGAACGTTAAGTGATTTCAATAGCGATTAGGTTGCCGTAAAGCATGTAAATACGGTGGTTGTTAAGGTTCTAATTGATTTATTTAGAACTGGGCGAGGTTGGTGCGTCATAATGTTGACTATGACGAATGATCAATTTAATCGATGCAAACTTAAACAACGCCTAGACTTTAGAATGGTTGAGGCGGCAAGGTTTGTGCTGGTGGTTGGTGGCTCAGTGGATGACGCTGTTAAATTGTATTTTAAAGGGCATAAGCAAGACAGAGAGAATGTCGTGGCCGCTATTGCGCTGTTTGATGACGCTCTCTCTGGTTGAGTTTAGAACAGACCGCTCGCTTTCATTGGGTCGTAATTTGTGATGACCACTTCTTTGCTGGTTTCTGCTGCACCATGCACATTGGCTACGCTGTATTTAATGCCTAAGGCTTCACCGTCTAGCAAGGTTAAGCCCTCAAATGCCGCTCTGATATCTGGATGATCATTTAAGCTAACCATGACTTTACCTTTGCAGGTTTTCATGAAGTCTGCCATTTTTTCGTATTCTTCAAACTCAAATGGAACGCCGTAGCCTTCTGTTTGCCAGTAGGGAGGATCACAATAAAAGAAGCTGTGCGGCCTGTCGTAGCGTTTCATGCAGTCTAGCCATGGCAGGTTTTCAACTTGGGTGCCTTGTGCAAGCCTTACCCATGCGTTGGATAGGCTTTCTTCAATGCGTAATATATTGATGGCTGGTGCTGTTGTGGCTGTGCCGTAGTTTTGGCCTTCAACTTTGCCACCAAATGCGTGGTGCTGTAGGTAATAAAAGCGTGCGGCACGTTGGATATCTGTGAGGGTTTCTGGGCGCGTCATCTTTGCCCATTCAAATAGTTGGCGGCTACTAATAGACCATTTGAAATGACGGACGAACTCTTCAAGATGGTTTTGAAGTACGCGATACAAGCGGACTAGATCACCATTGATGTCGTTAAGGACTTCAACCTTTGCTGGCTGCGGCCTTAGAAAGTAGAGCGCTGCGCCACCGCAAAACACTTCTACATAACATTCATGGGCTGGGAATAGGGGGATTAACTTGTCTGCAAGGCGGCGTTTACCGCCCATCCAAGGGATAACTGGCACTGCATTTGACATAACAAAACCTTTCGCTGTGATTAATCATCAGCTAAACTAGCGCCGCCGTGTCGACATGGCAGGGAGCTTTAGCTGATATGCACAGGTTGGTTCTGTGTGTGGAAGTGATCATTGTCATGTTGACG